TCAGCCCGTACATGTCCGACGAAAAAACGACAGTCACGCTCATTGCGGGCGGGGCGCGCTACTCCGCGTTCACGCGGGCAGCCGTGTCCTACTCCGCCAACCAGGCCGTGCGCGCCTTCGCCTTCACGGTGACCGACGCCACGGACGCGATGGACGAGCAGTGGAATTTCATGCCGGGCACGCCCGTAACCGTGCTCGCCAACGGTCAGCTCCTAGTGACTGGCTACATCAACCGGATGGTGCCGAGCTTCGACGCGAACAACCACACCGTCGAGATTTCGGGCACGTCCAAGGGCCGCGACAGCGTCAAGAGCGCGGCCGAGCACGATAAAGGCGAGTGGCGCAACAAGACGCCGCTTCAGATCGCGCAAGAGCTGGATAAGCAGGGAGTGGGGTTCACTTCCGATATCCAACAGAAGCCCTTCGAGTATGCGCGCTTGCACCCGAACGAAACGGTCTTCGAGGCCGTAGAGCGCATGACGCGCCGCCAGCCGATGCTTCTTCAAGGCATGCCGGACGGCTCGATCAAGATGACGAAGGGCGGCTCGGCCGGATCGAACTCTCCGCTGATGGAGGGCATCAACATCCTGGCTGGCAGCGCCGCATTCGACGATGGCGACCAGCACAGCGAATACAAGGTCAAGGGGCAGCGCGTCTACGGGACCGACAAGAAGTCGCTTCAGATCGTTGCCACGGAGAAGGACCCGTCTGTCAAGCGCCATCTCCCCAAGCACATTCACCAAGAGTCTGACATCGACGAGCAGACCGCGAAGGATCGCGCCCGCCATCACAAGAACCGCCAGCAAGGCGAGAGCGTCACGGCGCAGATCAAGTCGCAGTCGTGGTTCGATCTCGGCGGTCAACTCTGGAAGGCAAACGGCCTTGTCTACGTTCAGTCACGCGTCCTGAAGCTCAGCCAACAGATGCTCATCAAGAGCGTCTCGCTCACGCAAGATGAGAGCGGATCGTTCGCGACCCTCTCGCTCGTTCTGCCGCAGGCGTTCGACGGCGAGGGCACCGGCATGGGCGGAGGCGGCGCAGGCTCCGGCGCGCAATCCCCGTGGAAAGACTTCGCGCAACCTACGGACCTCTGACATGGAAGACTACTACACTCACCGCAACTCCGGTCATCGGTATCTGATCCGGAAGGTCGACGACGAGGGCGACATTCAGCTCATCGACGCGGATGGCCTGGCCGACGAACAGCACACCAAGATCATGCGGGTGTATCCACATGGCTTCAGCTCGAACTCGCCTGAAGAATCTCACATGCTCGCTCTTGGCCTTGGTGGTCGGCGCGATCTTCTTGTTGCGTTGGGCGGCGAGCACCCGAAGTACCGGCCGCGCAAACTGCCGACAGGCAACGCGGTCCTCTACGACGACAAGGGCAACGTAGTCTGGTCGAAGGGCAAGGACGGTCTGTCCGTCAATGCGAAGACCGGCACGGTGGAGATTCGCTCCCAGGACAACAAGATCACGGTCAAGCCTGGTGACGGCCAGAAGGTCTTCCTCGGCGGCGACGGCTCGGATGGCTCGTACGCAAAGGTCATGACCGAGAGCGGCCCGTCGATCAACGTGTACGCCAAGATCGGATAGGCCACACATGGACATCCGCATGAGAGAAACAGAGGGCTACGGCGATCAGCCGTTCCTTCTGTGGGACACCTATTGGAACTCAGACGATCTCAGTACGTGGTACGCGGACTGGAAGCTGGCAGGGCCGAACGCCCCGCTCAATGCCTACGGGCTGGCTGCCGATCATGCGCTCAACACGGCGATCCTGATTTCCCTTTTCACCTGGCGTCGAGCCGAAGTCTACGACCAGCTCCCCTCGGGCACCGATCCGAAGGGCTGGTGGGGCGACAACATTGATCTCGACGAGAACGAAACGAAGCTCGGTTCGCGCCTCTGGTTGCTGTACCGCTCGCCGCTCAACACCGAAACGGCCAGGAAGGCAGAGGACTACGCTTACGAAGCGTTGCAACCGCTGATCGACCAAGGGGCTGTTGCGAAGTTCGTCTGTAGCGCGACTGTCGATGTCGTGCCCGGCCATCTCGTCTTGGACGTGAAAGCCTACAGCCAAAGCGGCCAGCTCATCTACGACCAGAAGTTCGACCGCATCTGGCGGCAGGAGTTTCCGTAATGGCATTCTACATGCCCGACATCAAGGCGATGGTGGTGCGCGCTCGCAACGCGTTCAGGGCGGAGACGCCCGGCACTGACGCCTTCATCTGGCCGAACAACATCTACGTCAGCGCCAAGGTAATCGGCGGCGCGGTGTGGGAAGTGTTCGGCCGCCTCAAATGGATGGACCGGCAACGGTTCGCCATGACCGCCACGGGCGACGAGCTGGAACGTCATGGTGCCGATTATGGCATCTCACGCAAGCCCGCATCGTACTCGCAGGGCAATGTGGTCGTGGTGGCTGACACCTGGCCGCTGACAGTCGCACAGGGGACAGTCTTCACGCGCAGCGATGGCGTTCAGTTCACGTCGACGCTCGCGAAAGACATCGGAAAATATTCGCTGAGCGCGACCATTCCAGTCGTGTGCAACGTGGCAGGTAAGTCAGGCAACACAACTTACGGCGCACCGCTCTCGACGAACATCGCGCATCTCACGGCCGTCAACGTTGACGATGTCGGTCTCGGCCAGGGCGCGGATCAGGAGACGGACGATCAGCTCCGCGAGCGCATCCTGGCGCGCAAGCGATACCCTCCGCATGGTGGGGCCGACTTCGATTACATCGCGTGGGCGAAGGAACTGCCAGGCGTTACGCGGGCGTTCGTGAAGGCCAATGCCTTCGGCCGTGGCACGGTCGGCATTTGGTTCTTGATGGACGACACGTACGTTGCTGGCATTCCGCAGGCGGCGGACGTTGCGGCCGTGCAGGCGCATATCGACGGGCTGAAGCCGACCACGGCGATCCCTATCGTTCAAGCGCCGGTCGCGGACTGCATCGACATCGTCATCCAAGACCTGAAGCCCGACACGCAGGCCGTTCGCGAAGCGGTGGCCGCCGAACTACAAACGATGTTCCGGCGCGAGACGGTGCCGAGCATCCCTGGCGATCTCTTCACGCTCTCGCGGTCGTGGATCGAACAGGCGGTCAGCAATGCGACCGGCGAGCGTAGCAACACGGTGTTCGCCCCGTCGACTGACATCACGTTCGGCCCCGGCATCATGCCGTGCCTGCGGAGCGTGACCTTCACCAAGAGCAGCAACACTAGCAGCTAGGATACACCATGCCTGTGCTTTCATGCCCGCAGGGGCCACAGGACCCGCATTGGTGTCCGCAGAACACCGACGACGCCTTGCCCGCCGTGCTTGGTCTCATGCCGCCTGGTCCGGCCTGGGATGGCGCGGCGGTTGAGGGTACGGTCCAGAACTCCTATTGGAGAGCATACGCTAACGTGCTCTCCTACACCTACCAACGGCTCTGCAAGTACGTCGACGAGTTCTTCTGCAAGACGGTCAACGAGTCGCTCGATCAGTGGATCGCAGAGTACGGGTTAGACGACGAGTGCGATCCGTACGGCCATAACCTGTGCATCAAGGTCGCGGCGCAAGGCGGCGCTACGTGCGATTATTTCGTGCAGATGGCGCAGCTCTCGGGCTGGTCGATCACCTGCGAAGACACGACGGATATCCCCGAGCCCATCGCCGGATGCTTCGAGGTCGGATGCACGCCTCTCGGTCCCACGCCGACGTATGCCGGTTATGGCAGCATGATCGGATACGGTCAGCGGCAGCCCTGCGATTACGGCGAAGTCGTCCACCATCCCGATCCGGATAAGTGGGAGAACGGCTACACCAACGGGGCGTCGTGCCTGGTGCCTGGTAGCAATCTCGGCCAGGGGCCGGACACTGACGAGTCGTGTTGCTTCATCTGCGGCTACTACGATTTCAACCCGCCCGACAACGTCGCACCGTCCAGCACGTACTGCCAGGACGAGGCGCTGCGCTTCGACTTCGAGTGCCCGCGCACCGACGTTCCGTCCGATGGCGTCATCACACCCAAGCTGCACACCGCTGGCGCGTATGACGACAACGGAAACTACAGTGAGTGGGGGCACGCGTTCGTGTGGACGGTGACTGTCGACCTGGCGGCCTCGCAAGCGGCGCAAGCCGCGCAAGCAGCCGCAGCGCCGAACACCGATCCGGGCAGTCAGGCCGGTTGTCTGATGGCGGGCAACATCACCTTCCCGAATGCCGATGGTGAGATCGGCGGAACACCCATCTGCAACGATAACACGGTCGGCGACACGCCGACGTTCGTGCTGTGCTTTCTCAACCGCATCAAGCCCGCACACACCGTGTTGAACGTGGAAATTCTTCAGCCATGAGTCTTTTCGGACCTCAGAACGCCAACGCTGCGACTGCATTGCCTGATGGCACGCAGCGCCAGCGCTACGGCGCGCAACAGACGTATGTGAAGGACGCGTCAGCGCCCGGTATGTCAGACGGTACGGTGCTCGATGCGGCTTTCTACAACCGCATCATCTCCAATCTTGAGTACGTCGTATCCCAGGGTGGCGCAGCGGGCTTGCCTCCTGGCAGCGTGAACGCCCTGCACCAAGGCATTCTCGGCGTAATCGGGGAGGGTGCGCCAGGAAACCTTCAGACGGTCGCGCAGCTCGCGGCTGCCATCAACGACGATCCCCAGGTGTGGACGACGCTTACCGGCCAGATCAATGCTTGCGTCCGGTTCGACAAGAATCAGACGTTGTCTCCCTCGCAGGTTTTGCAGTTCCAGCAGAACGTAAAGCTGATGAACGTGGCGTTCACTGGCAACTATGCCGACCTGAACGGCAAGCCAGCGTTGGGTTCGGCCGCGTTCCTGAATGTCGGTACTGGTGCCAACCAGATCGTGCAGCTTGGCTCGGATAGCAAACTCCCTGCTATCGACGGGTCTAAGCTGACTGGCATCGCATCGACGCAAGTCTCGGGGCTCGGAACGGCTGCGACGAAGAACGTAGGCGTGGCGGCTGGCAACGTCGTTCAGCTCGACGCCACGACTGGTAAGCTGCCCGCTGTCGACGGTTCGCAGCTCACCAACATCAGCGTGGCGGGAGTCGTGCAGCCGGTGCTCGGGCAGTGCCGTCTCTCGCTCAACGGCGGCAATCTCTCGCTCAACCGTTTTCGAGGCAAGTATCTGACGGTAGCGGGCACACCCTGCATCATTCCGTCAGCGGGTGTCACGCTCGCGGCGACCGGGCTGACCGCTGGAACGCTTTACTACATCTACGCCACGCAAAGCGGCGGCACAGTCAACGCTCTCGTAGCGTCGACGAACGGACACTCTACCGGCACCACAGCCGGTAACGAGGGCGTTGAGATCATGACCGGCGACAACACGAAGACCCTTGTCGGCATGGCCCGCCCCATCGCTGGTCCTGCGTGGACGGACACTAGCTCCCAACGTTTTGTTCGGTCGTGGTTCAATCGACCGCCGCTGCGGATGACGGGGGCGCAGACAGGCAGCAGTGTGGGGCTCAACGCTACGCCGCAAGAGCTGGCTGGGCCGTCGCGCTGTGAGTTTTTGGCGTGGGCAGATGAGGGCGGAGATTTCAGCGTATCGGGGGGCTACTACTCGTCGACCGCTGGTTTGATCGCTTCGCTGCTTGTGTTTCTCGACAACTCGCAGACCGGCTACGCGTCAACGGCTAACACAGACGGCAGCGGCCGTGTGCTGCCTCTTTCGACGCGCGTAGCGCTGAGTCCGTTCACGGAAGGATACCACTACGTCACGCCAGCGGGTTCGGTCAGCTCGGGCTCGGCGTTCGCCTACAACGTTTGGGTAGCGGGCTCGGTTCATTAAGACCGCGCCTCCCCAAAACAATTCCCCAGGAGACACCATCACATGACTGGTACAGCGTTTGGGCCGCAAGGCCCGAACTATTCGACCGCGCGCCCGCCTGCCGACCCGAAGGCCAGTGCGGGCACTGATACGTGGTTCAAGAACTGTTCGGCCGCTGGCGCGAAGGACGGCACGTTCGCGACGGCCGACTTCTTCAACGTCTTCATCGGCAACCTCCGCTACCTTGTGCGCCAAGCAGGCGTCACGCTCGACGACGCCACGGACACGATGGTCTATCAGGCCGTGCTGTCCATGATCAAAGCGAACATGGGCGGCGGTGGAGGCGGCACGCCGACTGTTGGCACGGTGCCGTATGGCAACCCGACGCTTTACGTTCGGACGGACGGCAACGACGCAACGGCTGACGGCTCCGCGAATACGTCCGCCAAGGCGTTCGCTACGATCCAGGCCGCGCTCAATTACGCGCAGAACATCTGGTCGCTCGGCGGCAAAATCCTGAATATTCAGCTCGGCAACCCCGGAACGTATGTCGGGTTTGTCACCGTCGTCGCCCCGATGACCGGCGTCAACATCGTTGGTGATCCGGCGAACCAGTCGGCCTACGTCATCCAGGCCCCGCCGACGCTCACCGGCTACTCCGCGCTCGTTTACGCGGGTGGTGCTGCTCTGAACTTGCGTGGTCTCACCGTCTATACCACGCGCACCGACATGCAGTT